AGCAGAGCGAGGTCTTACTGAAGGCACCACAGTGGTTGTGGTGTTTGCTTTTAAATAAAATCCATTTGAACTAGTTACCGTGGAGTAGTCATCTGAAATAAGAAAGAAAACATCGTTGCCACCAAACTCTGTAACTCGAAAAGATGTTGCCAAACTTAACGTGCCAATATCTGTATCGTGAGCAGCGTCATCACCGAGGGTTGAAGCTGAGATTGTACCAGCATTTCTTAAAGTTTTAAATGACATGTTCTACTCCTATATGGTTAACATTTCTCTTTCAAAATACTTCATGAGTTCTTTTTCGGGAACTCTGAATTTTTTTGACACTTCTTTTATAGTTTTTTCAAAAGTATTTAGGAAATCTGAAGGTTTAGCATCCATAATTTTAAAGATAGAATCCACTGCATTTCTCATTTTTGGAGACAATTTCTTGTATTCCGTTGATTTTTTGTGTTCATCTTTCTCAAAAACTACGTTTTGATAAAGTTCTTCAATCCGTCTCATCTTGTGCCTCTTGATTTACAAAAGTCTTTGCCAACTCTTGACGTTTTACCTCTAAAGCTTTACCAACCTTATCAATCATTGAGTTTCCAAAATGTGCCTCAGCTTCTAAATTTTCGCCTGACGCAATACTATCAATTATTTCTCTAGACATTTACTTCTCCTCATCATCTACTTCTTGACCGTCAAATTTTGCAACATCATCTGGGGATATGACATCTCCACCTTGTGATGGATATCTTGTTATGCCATCAGTATTTTGTGGAACATCGATGCCACCCTCATCTGGATCAAGACCAGCTTCTTTGTTAATCTGTCTTTGCATCTCATCAATTTCGTTGTCTGTCATACGCAACACCTTTTTCATCACATATTCTTTACTGAAGAATGTGCCGATGTATGACTCAATCGTTCCCAAGTTGTTCATTCTTTCATTGAGAAGTTCAGAGTCTTTTAATTCTGCGAAGTGACCGTCTGCTAAAAAGTCATATTGAATATGTTCTTGCATCAACTTCCAATCGTCCAATGATATAACATTTTTTAACAGCAACTGTGTTTTTAGAATATCAGTGAACAGTGGTGTAAACTTTTTTCGTATTCTCTGAACAAACTTGGTAAACTTTAACTCGTCTCTTGTAATCTCCGTGGTTCTACCCAAACTAAAGTTTGACTCTGCCTCTAGTCTTGAGATAGGGACATTCAATGACCTAAACAGTTTTCTCTGAAAATAAACGATGTCATCAATCTCACCTAGATTTTGACCGCCCGGCAATGTTGTAATCTCTGTTCCTCTACCACCTTCTCTTCGTGGGAGCCAGAAGTCTTCCAACATACTCATGTGATTTCTGTCATCTCGTATTTCACCAGTTGATGCATCATACACTAACTTGTTACGGTAACGATTCATCACATCTTTGAGGTATTGCTCTGCTTTTATCTTTGGTAGATTACCTACATCAATGTAAAAAATTCTGCGCTCTGGTGCTCTTGATATACGATATATCACCAGAGAGTCTTCAATCATTCTCAACTGATTGACAGGTTTGATTGCTTTGTGTAAATAAGACAAAACCCTCCCAGAGTTACCATCAATCAAACCAGAGGGAACATAGGTTATTGAGTCAGCTGATATTTTGATACCTTGATTTGGTCCGTGCATCGCACCACCAGCAACCTCAATACCTTTATCATTGTACATGTAAAATTCATCAACTTTTGTAATTTTTTCTACACTGGTATTTGGGTCTAATCTTTTTTCTACCTGTCGAACTTTTTTAATTTTAGTCGGGTCAATATATCGGACTTCTACTATTCCATTTTTGGGAGTTTTGGAATTAATGAGTTTATGAAAATAAATTCTACCGTCAACATACCATCTACGAAAAAGGTCATGGCCCTTTTCTTCAAATCTTAAAAGTCTCAAAACCTCTTCAAACTCTTCTCTAATTTTTCTTTTGATTCTGTCTGGGTATGGAAGGTTATCTAAAACAATTTGGACTGAAATGTCGCTTTCATTAGATACGATACCCTCGTTAACTATGTCTTCAATTGCAGTATCACATTCTGCTTGCTGTGCTATGTCACGATATCGTCTAATTAAGTCAATGTCAGCTCTATCCCGACCATCTGTGTCAAGAACAGAACTATAAAAACCACCGCCTGGTATTTCAAGGGTGCCATCATCAGAGGAAGGACTTGTAAAAGATACAACGTCCTCCTCTTCATTTTTTCTACTGATTTTAAAACCAAAAAGTTCAGCCATAATAACTCCTACCAATTCTTATATTTAGTAGGTTAAGAATTAGAAGTTTATCCGAAGTTTACGCCAGAAGCTTCGAAATGCTGATATCTCCAAGTGACCTCAAATTCTTCAATCGCATCTGCTTGATCAGATGTTAAATCAATTTGTGCAACAGTTGTTGGCCACGCACTTCTAAAGATATATGTTTTTAGAATTGTGTCATCCCTATCTAATTGCTCAACTTGTAAATCAGTTTGATAATCTGCAAGAGTGCTAGTTCCCGTCCCATCGGCAAGGTCATTGATACCGTTCATCCACAGTTCCATAGCATTACGAACCATGAAGTCTGTATCGTTCAAGAAAGTAGTAGACCAAGTGTCGTCAAAGGTTCTATCACCGGCGATATAAATCTGTCTGCCCCTAAACGGAACCGTGATTTCACCTAAAGTTTGAGCTGGAAGATTAGATGCTCTCACAAGAAATGATGCTCTACGAACATCTAACCCAATAGCAATTCCCGCTGGTGGTGTGATGGTAACTCTGAATTGGTTTGCCCGAGCTCCCCCACCAAGTAAATTTGCTTTAAAATCATCTATTGCTGCCATGTGAAGTTACTCCTTAAAATTGTCCTACGACCTCACTAAACTCAACACCTGTGCGAACTGCAACAAAGTTAAGAGTAATGAAGTTGATTGATCTGGCTGGTTTGATGTAGATATCACCAATAAACTCATTTCGGTCTATGACCTCACCAGTGTTATTCGTGTCATCGCAAACCACTCTAAAGTCAAATATACCTCTTCGGCCTTGAATTTCTCTCAAGAATGGTTCAATGAGATTTCTGAACTGAGCTCT